CCGGCGGGGTCAATCCCTATGGCACCCCTGATCCCACGGCTGAGTTTCCCCGCGAGGTCTACTACGTCGATCGCAAAGCAGCCGAAACTCGCGATGTAGTGGAGTTTGAGCTGGCAGCCGCCTTTGACCTTATCGGTGTTCGAGCCCCCAAGCGCCAGTGCATCAGTAACATATGCCAGTGGGTATATCGTTCCGCCGAATGTGGATACACAGGAACTAACTATTTCAACGAAAGCGATCAGTCCGTAGCCAGTGCTGCACAGGACGTATGCGGTAAGCGGTTAAACAGCTGTAAAGTACGGTTTGGGACAAACGCTGAATTACCCTTCGGGTCTTTCCCTGGAGTAGGTACCTATTTTGCCTAAGCCCCTTATGAACACCTCACCTACTGATCCCACACCACTTACTTGGCGCGATGCTGCACTTATGCACGCAAAAGCAGAGGATCCGCGTGAAGCGTGCGGCTTAGTGGTGGTCGTCAAAGGCCGCGAACGCTACTGGCCCTGCCGCAACCTCGCTGCCGGCACCGAGCAGTTCATCCTCGATCCGCAGGACTATGCCGCTGCCGAGGATGCTGGTGAGATTACAGCCGTCGTGCATAGCCATCCAGTCACACCGCCGATCCCAAGCCAGGCCGACCTCCTCGCCATCGAGCGCACGGATCTCCCCTGGTGGATCGTCAATCCAAAAACCGAGGCGTGGAGCGAAGAGTTGCTGCCGTCCGGCTACAAAGCACCGCTGATTGGCCGCGAATGGGTCTGGGGACTAAGCGATTGCTGGACGCTGGCGCGGGACTGGTACGCCGAGCACGGCCTAGATCTCCCAGATTGGAACCGCCCACTGACCCCCGAAGCATTCGAGGCAGATCCTCTGTTCGATCGCTACTGGAAGGACGCGGGCTTCCGAGAGCTGAACGAAGAGGAAGAACCGTTGGAGCCCGGCGACGCGGTGCTGATGAGCATCAGCGGGCCAGGGCTCAACCATGTCGGGGTCTACATTGGAGACCAGCTGCTGCTGCATCACATTCGAGGCCGCCTCAGTAGCCGCGACATCTACGGGGGCTGGCTACAGAAATGCACAGGCCGCCGCCTCCGCCATTACGATGCAGAAAGGCTTGGGTTGACCTAATGCTGCGTACAATTCGCATCTACGGGCGCTTAGCTAAGTTTCTGAAGCGCCGCAAATTTGAAGCCGAAATAAGCAGCGCTGCCGAGGCGGTGCGTTTTCTAGTGACCAATTTCCCTCAGCTGGAAAAGCACATGGCTGACCAGCACTATCGCGTAAGCGTAGGAGGCTACGACCTAAGTTTCGACGAAATCCACAATCCCTCTGGTACGCAAGAAATCAAGATCATTCCCGTCGTTGCCGGTGCTGGTGCCACAGGTCGCATCCTTGCCGGAGTAGGTTTATTAGCTGCATCATTTTTGATTCCTGGTTTTGCTGCATGGGCTGGGCCTACCGCGTACGGGCTCATCGTCGGTGTAGGCGCTAGTTTGGTGCTTGGCGGCGTAGCTCAGTTACTTACCCCTGTACCAGTCATACCAACAACGCAAACTACGGTAGATACAGCCAAGGATCCCCGTAAGTCCTACAGTTTTAGTGGAATCCAAAATACCTCTAGACAAGGTGTACCGGTGCCTATTGTCTATGGCGAAACCTTGGTGGGCTCTGTAGTGATCTCTGCAGGCATCGACACGGTACAGGTGACGGTATGACACGGATCGTCGGTGCAGGTGGTGCAGGTGGCTGTTTTCTTGGCCACACGCTGGTTCGCACCCCAGACGGCCATCGCCGCATCGACGAACTGCACCCAGACGATGAGGTACTCAGCTTTGATGATCGTGGCAAGTTCCACGTTGCCAAAATCCTCAAGGTTCACGTTCATGAAGGTGAGGAGGTAGTTCGCTACAGGCTTTGGGGCGGCGCCGTACTGGACGCAACCCCCAACCATTGGGTCCTCAACCAATACAACGCTTTCGTAGAGATCGGCACGCTGGGCGGCGATGATTGCCTGGTGGATGAAAACGGGCATCTGCGGCCGATCGTAGAGCGGACAGCCCTCGGCTGCGATACCGTTTACAACCTCACCGTTGAGGGTCACCACACATTCATCGCCGGTGGCCTCCGCGTCCATAACGCAGGCCTCGGCACAGGACTCATCGCCGGCGCGGGTGGACCAGAACCGACAAAAGGCAGTGGCGGCGGCCAGACCTACACCCCCACCGAAGCTGCCGACACCCTTGACTCCACCCAATACGCCAGCCTAATTGACCTAATTAGTGAAGGCGAAATCGAAGGACTGAAAGATAACTATAAGTCGATCTTCCTAAACAATCCTCCCTGGCAAAAGGCTGACGGCTCTTACAACTTCTCCAACGTAACTGTATGGGCACGTAACGGCACGCAGGACCAGAACTACATCCCATCAACTGATGCAGTTGAGAACGAAGTAGCTGTAGGCGTCACAGTGTTACAAGCTACCCCAGTTGTACGCACCATCACAGATACAACTGTCGATGCAGCACGAGTAACCATTAACGTACCCGCCCTACAACGCATTACAGACCAAGGAGACATTGTAGGCAGCGTATTTAGGTTACAAATTGCTACACAGTATTCTGGTGGTGGCTACACAACAGTTATTGACGAGATCGTACGAGGGCGCACCGCCGATCTTTACCAACGCACGTACCTAGTACCCCTTACAGGATCTAAGCCTGTAAACATTAAAGTTACGCGCATCACAGGCGACAGCTCAGAGCAGGATGCCCCTGGAGGTGCTTCCGCCAAAATCACTAACGCCTTCAGCTGGGCCAGCTACACAGAACTCACCTACGCCAAACTCCGGTACCCAAATAGCGCCCTCGTAGCTCTTCGCGTTGATGCTGAGCAGTTTAATTCCATACCTACACGCTCTTACCTCATCCGTGGTATCAAAATCCGCATCCCATCAAACGCGACCGTCGATTCCGTTACCGGCCGTCTTATTTACGCCGGTGTGTGGAACGGCAGCTTTGGAGCTGCGCAGTGGTGTAGCGACCCCGCCTGGATCCTCTACGACCTACTTACCTCAACCCGTTACGGCTTCGGCAATCACATCAACGCCGCTCAGCTTGATAAGTGGGCATTCTACTCCGCAAGTCAATACTGCGCGGAGCTAGTACCCAATGGCTTCGGGGGTCAAGAACCTCGCTTTTCCTGCAACATAAACATCCAAACCCAAGAAGAAGCCTACAAACTCATCAATGACATGTGCTCGGTATTCCGAGCTATGCCGTATTGGAGCGCAGGCGCACTAACCGTAAGTCAGGATAAGCCTAGCGATACCGCTTATCTATTTACGCTTGCCAATGTCGCAGAAGAAGGATTTACCTATTCAAGCAGCAGCTTAAAAACCCGCCCAAACGTAGCAATCGTAAGTTATCTGGACTTAGAGCTGCGTGATACAGCCTATGAGGTAGTAGAGGATCAGGCATCTATTGCGAAGTACGGAGCAATCACTACGGAGATTAGTGCATTTGCCTGTACGAGTAGAGCGCAGGCAGGGCGTATCGGTGAGTGGCTGCTCTACTCAGAGCAGTATGAGGGCGAAGTAGTCACTTTTACCGCCAGCATCGACGCGGGTGTGGTGGTGCGTCCTGGCCAGATCATTGAGATCAGCGACCCCGTGCGAGCTGGCGCCCGTCGCGGTGGTCGCATCGCGGCCGCGACTACCACCACAGTCACGGTTGACGACGCAACAGGACTTAGCGCAACCGGCGCTACTCTATCTGTCATTCTTCCAGATGGAACAGTTGCAACACGAAACGTATCTACAATCGTTAGCAAGGTAATCACACTCACATCCGCGCTGCCTACCGCCCCCAACACAAATAGCATCTGGATCCTAGAAAACGCCAGTATTCAGACCTCCACATGGCGTGTCCTAAGCGTCACCGAGCAAGACCAAGCACAGTATCAAATAAGCGCACTAGCCTATAACTCAAGCAAATACGCCTACGTCGAGCGGGGGCGCCCCTTAACACAGCGCGATGTATCCGATCTAAACGAAATACCAGATGCCCCCACCGCCTTAAACCTCAGCGAAACCCTCTACACATACCAAAGCCAAGTCCGCGCCAAGGTAATTGCCTCATGGCCTAGTGTCCTAGGTATCGCCCAGTACCGCGTTAAGTGGCGTAAGGACAACGCCAACTGGAGCATCGCTGATGTCTTGACCAATGACTACGAAATCCTAGACATCACTCCCGGCCTATTCGAGGTACAGGTGTTCTCAATGAACGCCGCAATGAAGCTGTCCACTACCGCAGCAACAGACAGCATCAATGCACTAGGCAAGACCGCTCCTCCGGCCAACGTCACCGGCTTTACATCAGTCTTAGATGGGAACATCGGTGTTACGTTGACGTGGAACCCAATCGCGGACCTCGACTTAAGCGAGTACGAAATTCGCCAAGGCAGCACGTGGGCCTCCTCCTCATTCGTTACTAGGGTCGCTGCAACTAGCTACAAACTTGGCCAGCTGGCCCCCGGTACCCTCACCTATTTAATTCGCGCTATTGATACATCGGACATCTACAGCGCCACAGCGGCCAGCACTACCGTCACCATCAGTCCGCCTACTGCGCCGACCGTCACCGCTAACGTGGCCGGCGACCTAGTGACACTAAGTTGGCCTGCCTCCACCGGCAGCTACTCCATTGCCGCTTACGTGGTGCGCTCAAACGTTGGGGCGATTGGCGAAATCAAAACCACAACCACCTCGCTGCCGATTACTTGGAACGGCGCACGGACCTTCTACGTGAAGGCTGTAGACCTAGCAGGCAACCAAAGCGCCGAAGGGTCTGTCGTGGTCAACGTGACCCAAGCCCCGGCTCCCACGGTGTCAGTGGCCTACGCAGGCCAGAACGCGGTACTGACCTGGGGTGAAGTCAACGGCACCACGAAGACCCGCTTCTATCGAATCAGCCGTGGGGCAACGGTAGTCGCAACGAT